ACTGCCTCGTCATTGCCTTAAGCTGTGTGGTACTCTTACAGTGATCATGCCTGAGCTCCGCATAATCATTTGTTTCCAGAGCGTAAATTCCCAGAGGCACCTGTTCCTTCGCCACCTCCAGCAGTCCCTGGTACTCCTTCCGGGACATTCGGTATATTCTGGGTCCGATTTTCACCTTCAATCACGTTCACCCCTTCCAGATTTAATCCAGGCTCTTCCACCTCGGCAATTCCCTGCTCCTTTTTCAGCCGGGCTATCTCCTCCTGCTTGCAGTGCTCATCCAGTGTATCACCGTAAAGCTCCTCAACGCAGCGCTCAATACTCATGATACCCTGGGTTTTGGCTTTTCCTACTGTTTCCACCTGGCTTTCAAATGACGGATTCGCGTACTCTCCAAACGGGATATTTACGTCCACGTCTTCTACGCCTTCTCCCATCAGCAGGTGATAGGCATTGATGCAGGTTGCCACCACATCAGGCAATGTTTCCTGTAGTGCTTCCACAATAGCGTTCCTGGTGTACAGAGTGGCTTTCTCCTTTTCCCGCTGCGCTTCCGCATTGTCCAGCTTTTTTACGTCAATACCCAATGTACTGGGGCTGATAATCCCCTGTAGGCAGAGGTCCAGAGCTGTCACATAGCTTGCAAGATAACTCTCATGGGGGATGATTGGCTGATCTGTATTGATCACATTTTGCTGCTTGTCACGCATATCTCCGTCAGCGGCAAAATACCGATTGTCAAACATATTGGGTCTGATGGGCTTCCCTGTCTCTGGATCATGTGGCACCAAGCATTCAGGGATATAGGTTTTGGCCCGGCCTGCTCTTAGTGCATCCATCCACTGTGACCATGCCTCGTCAAATGCATCAAAGCTGTCCAGTTTTCCATCAAAAATAGAGCCTCCCCGGCCTTCATATTTCGCTGATTCATAGATTTGCATAGGCACCGCTAGAATAATATTCTCATCAAACTTCCAGTCCGCCAGGTTGGCTGTAGCCGGGATTGACTTGATATCAACCAGCTTATCATGCAGGTACAACTCATTGATGATGTATCCGTATCCATAGCGCTCATTGAGGACATACATCCTGCCTTGGTCCTTGTAAGGAGTTTTAAATATCACCTCACTTATCCTGTCCCGGCGTCTGACTATCTCTATCTGTTCTCCCGGATACCATTCCAAGATAGGATACTCACTTACCTGTGTGTCTATCGTGACTTTAAAAGCCCCGTCCCCGATGTACAGCACTTCCTTCAGGGCCTTTTCCATTTTCTTTGTAAATTTATTGTCCGCTTCTATTTCCTTCCAGAGCCGTTCCTGCTTGGCGTCCTCGAACTCAAAATCATTCATATCCGCCAGCACAACCGAGGATAGTATGCGCACGATCAGTCCCGGCAATCCGGTATGGATCTTACGCATTTCCATCCCAGGGCTGCACTTACATGCCCAGAACTTAAACTTGTCCGCATACTCTGGATTCTGCTGGTACATCTGCTCCAGCTCATTGCTATCCCCCCTGTACCAAATCCGATTACGGATAGCATTGGTCTCAAAGTCTAATACCTCATTTATCTGAATACTGTACGGGTTTGCAGGAACTACATTTAACCAGCTTCTGAGGCCGCGCTTAATGCTTTCATTCAATTTTTGTACCCACCTCATTTCTTTGCCTCCTATTGTTATTTCTTGATAAAACTCCTATAATCTAAGTACAGGCCTGCACGCCGAGTACAAAGGAAAGGAGAAAATGTTATGCGTCGTTACGAATCGCCTTATAATGGAAAACGATATCTTCTCAATACAAACACTGGTGAAATACACGATTTAGATTCAGAAACGGTGTCCTGTCTCATAAATGAAATTAATCACGAACACATTTATATGGCCGATACTTATGACGAAGCCCAAGTCCACGCCGTATTAGTGGAGCATACATACAACCCGAATGGCTGCCACTACTGTATTCCGTCTAAAGACAATGGATAGACACCTTTTTGGGCTACGGACTTAATCGTTTGTAGCCCATCTTCAGGAATTTCACTTGATAATTCCACCGCCAGTCCGTCTGCTGAATCCGCTTTTCTTGCCATTTCAAACACAAGCCTCGAATATTCCTTGACTCCGTTGACTTTCTGTAATAATTCAAATCTTGTCATCTTTCTGCCTCCTCGAATCCAATCATATCTCTGTACGGAATCCATGCATACTGGTTAGCATTGATCGTATGGTCATTCCGGTCCTCAGGCACATCTTTCTCATCATCCCAGCTATACCGTTCCAGTTCGGATAGATGCTCCATGCAGGTGTCAACCACATAATAGCCGCCCTGCTGTATCCACCCCAATTGCAGATTGATGCGGTCAATGATTACAACGCTTTTGTAGCTGTCTACGAAATTGTAAAGGCAGCCATACAGACGCTTAAATTTACGCAGCTCCGTGATGGTTGCCTGGTCCGCACAATCGACGAAAACATTTTTTGCGAATCCCCAATCATCTTTACATTGATTGAGGAATCCAATGAAGCGGATAGCTGTATCACTGGGGGCCAGTGGCACATCCAGATTGGCATTGTTATACACCTTCTCAGCAAGGGTATATAATACTCTGTCCTCTGTAATGCCCTGGAATATCATTGAGATTGTATCTGGGGACTTACTGGAATAGGATGTATCTAGACCGGCCGTGAACTTTTTGAACCTTATACTTCCAGCCTTGATCTGCTGTTTTAGCCATGCAGCAGTAACTACATGCTTCTTGCGGTCGAAGTTCGGGAATATCAGACCAGTCGCCTTACCACGCAGACCCTGGATTTTGTTCTTCCAGATTTTGGTGCCCTTCGGTGTATTGGCCATAATCCTGTCCAGCATTGTTTTTGGTAACCCTGCGTTATCAGCAAAAGAAAAGAACCAATGTACCCAACCGGGTTTTGGTTCTTCTTTTAGCTCGTCTTTAATTTCCTGTGGGGTATCATCCCCCCACTCAGGGAGCGGCCTGGAACAGTTGATATACTCCTTGTACACATCCAGTCCGGGGTCATCCGGATTAAGTGTTGCCATCAGATAATCAGACCTCATGGCAGCCTCACGGACAAACTCAATATCCGCCGTGTTAATCTCATCAATGTACAGACAGCCGTACTGTCCGCCCAGAGCATCTTTCCACTTGCTCTTGTTGCCGTAACCAACGACAAATACTATTTTGTCTCCAGCAGACGTGTGAAACAGGAGATGCGGCATCTTATACTCACCGGATCCGTTGCCCTTGTATTCCACCAATACCCCGAAATCATCCAGGATTCCAAGGTCTTTCTGGATAATATTCTTCTCGGCTGCTCCTGTATCGTCTGCTGCAAGGATATGCAGTTTTTTAGGCGATTCCGCCACTTTCAGCATAAATTTAAACAATCCTACTGTAGTTTTGCCCGCAGCCGTTGTGCCCTCCAGGAACTCCACAGGGGCGTTACATTTCAGGAATGCCTTATACTTCTCTGACAATACCAGTCTTTCATCACTCATTATCCATCACCACGCATCTGCTGGATCAGGTCGTCCAGCTTTGTCTTCTCGGTATCCAGACTTCCGGAGATGTTGGTATCCTGCTTTGTGGTATAGCCGTATTTGCTCATCCACAAGCCGGCCAACTGAGACGGAATCATCTGTAGCTCAAATTTCTTGCGGGCATCTACTTCGCATTCCTCCCTCATGCGCGTGACGATGTCAGTATATTTTTTCTTCTCTGCATAATTGCTGTAGAACTGTTGTCGTGAAATCCCTGCAAATGCGCAAAATCCTTCAATTGTATATGTGACACTACGACGCAACTCCTTACTGACAAACTCGCTGTTCTTTGAAGAGAAGTCATGGGTAAGAACCATCTGATTGTCACAATCCTCTTTGTACATTTCCCATTTCTCTTGCAGTTCTTCCGGGCTGCTAAACCGTAATTTTCTTCCCATGATTTCACCTCACTTTCCACACGCAAAAACACCCAGCCAGCATATTGCCAGCCAGGTGTTCTTTGTTTTTTTTGATGATATCATAATATCACTTTTGTATCGGACATTCTAGGACATCTTTTGGCACATCCAAATGCGCCAGTGCCATACCATGTAAACGAGTTATATGTCTCTCAGAAAAACCCATGACCTCAGCCACCTGGTACCACTCAAAACCTTTGATATAACGATAAAATAATACGTCGCTCTCCCTGTCATCTTCCAGGCCATCAATACACTTTTTAATAGATTTATAATTTTTAATTCTGCGATACCTTTCGGTCTGAATTCCTCTTTCAAGTTTATCCAGATCCGCCGCGTATCCAGATAAATCTCCCATTACGTTACTTCCATGTGGCATACCGTCATAATTAATAGATACGCCCATTTTCATTCCCCGCACCTCCGTCAATTCAGACTGAAGACGCTTTAATCTTCGTATTGATATCCTATATCCTCTTAAATACCGCTTTTTCTTTTCAGATTCAGATAATTGTTCCATTGCGCTCACCTCCAGTCCCGCATCTCCTCGCTTGCTTTACACAAAGTAGCCTTTAAATCCTCCCGCCACTTTTTTGTTTGCTCATACTCAAATGGATAATCCTGATACTTTGTGTAAATATCAAGCATCTTGTATCTATGCCTCAAAAGCTTGCCCTGGATACCTACTTCTCTGTACATGGTAAAAGCAATTTTAATTATGATAAACATCTCTTTCACTGATCATCACCTCCCGTACAAGTATCGTTTCCCACTCTTCCGGTCCTCCAGTTCCACACTTTTAATCCTCAACCCAACCATCCCGGCAACCAGCTTGAGTGTATGTACCACGTCCATGATGTGTTTGGGCAGCCTGTCCGCCTCATAGATTGCTTTGCCGGCCGTGTTATCTGTATATCCTTCACCGTTT